CTGCTAACATTAGCATTAATCAAAGTAGTTGGACACCAACAGTTGGAGAAACATATTGTATTTATTATGAAATTATTACTATAACACAGGGTCAGTTTTTTATTCAATTAGGAGATGTAAACACGCCATCTAGGAGTTTAGTTGGAAAATATAAAGATGTAATAACTGCAACATCTACAGATATATTAAGATTAGATTCTCTGTCTTTTGCAGGAACGGTAACAAACATAATAGTACAAGCAAACCCTAATACACTTAGAGTAACAGAATTCAGGTTTTTTAATATAGACAGAGAAACTGCTAACATTCCTTTTGGATTTGTAAGGTTTCATTGGTTAAATAGAGCAGGAGGAATAGATAGTTATACTGCTAAAAGAAATGTAACTGAAGGATTAGCTGTAGAAAAAAGTACAGTAGAAATAAAAAGTGCAGACAGAACTTGGGTGCAAAATCAATATACATCTGCTAATACTTTAACTTTAAATAATCCTGATAATTATATTTCTAACACAATGAGAGGTGGAGATTTATATAAAGGTGGTAGACAAGTTTTAAATATAAATGCAAACAGAAATAATAGTGTATTTACAGAGCCTTTAAACAAGCAAACTGCTGATTGGTTACAAGAAATTATAACTTCTCCTAATGTATGGATAGAAATGGATACAGATGCTACGCAAAGAAACAATACGGCAAACCCTTTTCAAAGACCATCTACAAAAGGATATATTCCTGTTATAATAAATAATACTGAAGTAGAAACTTTAAATCAAGATGCAGGATTAGTTAAATTTAATATAGAATACACTTTAGCTCATAAAGTACAAACACAAAGAAACTAATGAATGTAGTTGATATAGAGTTGTTAGACTATCATTATGATGGTGCTAATATTGATTGGAATAAAAGTGTAGTTGGCTCTTTAGACGTTTCATCTATTTCAGACTTTCCTTTAGCTTTAACTTTTTCTATTGCTGATATTAAAGACATATCTGCTCGTAAAGGAACTTTTAGTAAAACATTTAAAATACCCGCTACTAAAAACAATAATTTACTTTATAAAAACATATACATTGCTAATTCTTATTCTACTAATAATTTAACAAATAAAAAACCTTGTAGAATTTTATTTAACAATCTTTATTCTATAAAAGGACTTTTGCAATTAAGTGCCGTTGGATTAAAAGATAAGCCTGAATATTATTCTTGTGTATTTTTTGGAGAAAATATAGGTTGGGCAACAATTATAGGAGATGTTTTATTAAAAGATTTAGGAGTTGATGGGGTAGGTTGGGATAATCTAAATGGAAAAACAGATAGTGGTAAAGATTTAAAAATTACTAAAGAAGGAATATCAGGAACTTGGAATAATGATGATGCAGAATATAAAATAAGAAGCAACTCTACACCCTCTGAAACTGCTATAGTTTACCCTGTAACTTCTTATGGAGATTATAATAGTTCGGGAGAAGATTACACAATACAATTATTAGATACAAAATATACATATTATAGAGACTTTACTAATTATAATGTTTCTACTAACTTAACAGGATATGCAGGAAATGGCTATGCTAACACTCCCTATGGAACTCCTGAGCCTATGATAGATTGGAGACCCTGCATTTGGGTTTATGATGTTTTTAAAGAAATATTTATACAAGCAGGATATACAATAGAGTCAGAATTTATTGAAAGCGAAACATTTAAAAAGTTATTGTTTGCTCTTCCTAATTTTAAATATAATAATGCTGATGAAAGATATAATTTATATTCATTAGAAATGTTGTGGAATTTATCTCAAACAAATACTTCTTCAAGATTAGTTTATAAAAATAATCTTACTACAACAATGAATGGTACTAACTCAGTAAATTTTGTTAGTGAAAAAATAAATTTAGATAATGCTACAGGTTTTAATTTAAAGTTAAATGGTAGTGATAGTTTTGTTACAGGAACTGATACTTTTACCGCACAAGAATATGGTAAATATTTTTTCTCTATTTCAAATAATTGTTTGCACCTTAACGCTTTTACAAATTCAAGTAGCCAAAGCAATTTACAAGTATTTTTAAATTATGCAAGAATAGAGGTTAAAATTAAAACAGTTGGGGAAAGTAATTTTGTAGTAGCAGGATATTCAGAAGGAGCTGTTAGTTATTCTTTTAATGTTGGAACGGGCAATAATGGAATAAACTTAAATACAACTATAGAATTAGAAGATTTTGAGCAGACTTTATATTTAAACAAGGGAGATGAAGTTCAGTTTTGGTTTCACGTTAGAGGTAAGCCTACAGTAAATATTGGAACAAATACAGTTACAGGTAGTTTTTCTTTATATGCTGAAAAAAATATTAGTTCAGGACATACTCACAATGGTAGAATGGCAATAGGTTTAGACCCTGTTCACGCAGCATATGGTCAAACTTATAATTTAAAAAATGTAATTAATGAAGAGTACAAACAATTAGATTTTATTAAAGGTGTTTCTCACGCTTTTAACTTACAATACACTACTGATGAGGCTTCTAAAGTTGTTAGCATAGAGCCTTTTAATGATTTTTACAAACCATTATCTGAAGCTATTGATTGGACTTATAAAGTTGACAGGTCTCAAGACTATGTAGACAAATGGGTTAAACAAGCTTTTAAAAGAGATGTTGTTTTTAAATACAAAACAGATAGTAAAGACCAAAAGGTAGAACAAAGAGGTTTAGATTATTTTAAAGAAATATTAGATGAATACCCATATTGGGAAACTTTTTCAGATAACTTTGAAAGAGGAATTTCTATTTTTGAAAATCCTTTTTTTGCAGGAACTTTTAATGCAAAAGATGTTGATTCTGTTATGGGAGAAGTAGACCCTCCGTTTATTGGTTGTTTATGGGAGGCTCAAGATACAGGAGGAAATACTAATCCTCAAGATTGGGCAAGACCTGTTCAGGGCTATGAATTTTTACCTAGACTATTAACTTGGAAAAAATATTTTCCTGACGGCAATCAATTAACACCAAAAAGAGCAACAGTTCAAACTTGGGCTTCAAACAATCAAATTGTAGTAGCTAATAGCCTTCAGCCTACAACTCCTGCAGTATTGTCAAAAATGTATCCTCAAGCTACTTCAGTTAACAGAGATGACGCTAGTCAAATTATTTTAACCTATGGAAATGTGTGGGTAAGAAATTACACAGATGGAGATGCTTCTAATTTAGGAACTTACTCTACCTATCAAATAGGTATAGGATTGTATGAAAGGTTTTATAAAAATATGATTGAGATGATTAAATATAATCCAAGAGTAAGAACTGTTGTGGTTAATTTAAAAATAGATGACATAGTAAACTTAAATTTGCGTAAAATTATATATATAGATGGTGTATATTGGAGGATTAATAAAATAATTGATTACAAGCCTTTAGGGACGCCTCTAACAAAGGTTGAGCTAATTGAATGGGTAGACTTAGGAACGCCAAGTTCTACAACGCCACAGCTTAATTTTAATGATGGAAGTTGGATACCATCAGGAGGCGCACAAGATGATGCACAAACACAACAAATGTAAATATGCCAAGTAAAGATAATCAAATAACAGACAGCGGAATACCTACAACAAGTGGTCTTGAAATATATATGACCGTAACTATAGGTTCTGAAGAATTTTTAGTAGAAGTTGTTGCTAATGATAGGCACGATAACGCACATAAAATATTAAGAAGGTCTATTAACGAAGTAATAGCAGAAGATTAATGGCAACAGAAAATTTTCCAATAATTGAAAGAGGCTTAAAAAGAGCAGGTAATTTTTTTATTTTGTCTCTACAAAATGAATTAATAGCACAAAAGCACGTTGCCTCTAAAGATTTATTAGAATCTTTTAGCCCTAAAATATATCAAATGTTTGACAGTTTATATTTAGATGTGGTTTCTAGTGTAGACTATATGTTAACTGTAAATGATGGCAACCCTAATGGGGTAAATGTAGAGCCTGAAGATATTGTAGCTTGGGCAAAACAAAAAGGTTTTAAGTATAGTGATTCTGAAATGGAAAGATTTGCAGAAAATGTAGTTAGTCAGTTATCTCAAGGTTATTTAACTCCTGGCGGAGTAATGGTAGCACCAAGAAGATATAACTTTATAGGCTATGCTTTTCAAAAAGCAGATTCTTCGGGAGTTTTAAAAGCAATAGAAGAAGATATAGAGGCAGAAATAGACAGAGAAGTTGGAGGTGTTTTTTCAGGCAAGGCAATTAAATTAACAATAGCATAAAATGGCATTAAATAGAAAAGTAGCAATAGAGGTAGAGATAAAAAACATTAAAGAGCTTTCTAAGTTAAAAAAAGAGCTTAAAGAAATGAGGGCTGAAATGAAAGCCACAGAACAAAGCACGGCTGAAGGAGCAAAGTTAAGTAAAGCACAGGCTAGACAGTATAGTAAAACCGCTACAGCGGTAAAAAACAAATCTGCTAGAACAAGAGAATTAAACAAAGCTTTAAAAGACTCAAACGATACTACTAAAAAAGTTACTAAATCTAATAACTCAATGGCTAAACAATTTGTAAAAGGGGCTGCTGCTATTGGAATTATAGTTACAGCTTTTAGAACTGTAAGTAGAGTAATTTCATCAGTTGTAGGTACTTTTACTGAGTTTGAATTTGTTATGGCTAAAGTAAATGCTATTTCAGGAGCAACTGCTTCTGAATTTAAACAATTATCAGACTCTGCACAAGAGCTTGGTAGGACAACTTTTTTTACTGCAGAACAAGTAGGTAACCTTCAGTTAAATTATTCAAAATTAGGTTTTACAACTCAAGAAATATTAGATGCTCAACAAGCAACATTAGATTTGGCTACATCTACA